GGGCTTCCTCCACGGAAAGCACCACGCGCCCGTCATCGGGGATACAGGACTTCGGGTCGATGCCGCGCTTCCACAGCTTCGGATTGATGTACGGCGTGATGTCCGCCGTCACCCACTGGCACAAGACCTCGGTGCGATACGCGGCCTCGGTCATGCCGTTGATGTCAGCCGAGATGCTACGAAAAGTCATCGGCCCATAACCCATGGAGGGGTTCGCCTGACGGATACCGTCAAGGTCATCCAGCTCGCATTTATCCGGAGCCGACCACTCGAAATACCCATAGGATGGGTCGTGCTCCTCGGCCCATTCGTCCGGCGACTGCTTGCCGGTTTCAACCGAAGCGTTCCACGAATCCGCCAGGGCACGTCCCTCGTCGACGACTCGGCGCAGCACGACGCTGCGATAGTCGCCCGCGTTAGAGATACCCCACAACTGACTGGACCAGATGGCCTTCGTGGTCTGACTGACCGCGTTCCAGCCATCGTCGGTGTGCTGCTCTCGCAACTCGTCGAACACGACGCGGCTGGCGCTCTTGGAACGGATGTTCTTGTCGGCGCGCACGATGTACTGCGCCTTGTTCCGGCAGATGATCGCTTCCTCGCCGTGCGAATTGTTGACGCGCTGCACACGTTTTTGCAAAACCGGAACCGCAAGAGCGGCCTCGCCCTCGGAAGCCGGATTCGGATTACACCAGTTCAATACGGCCTGATATGGGGCGCGCGCGTTATCCAACGTCTGCGCGGCACCGACCACGAGAAACTTCCACGCCGGCGACAACTCCGGGTGGCGAGCGGAGTCGACGAACAGCCACCACGCGCACAGTACGCTCATGAGCGTGGTCTTGCCGTTCTGGCGCGCGACCTCGGTGACAACTCGGCGGAACCGGTAGGAGCCGTCCGGCAGAAGCTCAAGCCCGTGGATCAGCAGCCATTTCTGCCACGGGAAAAGATGCACGTGGAGAAACTTTTCGGCGAACTCGATGACCGCGTAGCCGTTTGATGTTTCCGGCGTCAGTTCGCGCAGCGGGGGAGTGAATATGCGTGGCGTGGTGATGCCGTGGGCATCGTCGTTGATTTCGCCGATGCCCATGACGCCTCCTAGCTGATTTTCGCCAGATACTCCTCAAGCTCATCCGCCACCGGAGTCGCCTCGGGCTTGGCGGCCTTGCCCCTCGCCGGTTTCGCCGGCTCCTCCTCCTCGGGAACCAGTCCGAGAGCCGCGCAATATTTCAGGAACGTCGGCAGCGAGGTATTGTCGTTCTGCGGCACAGCCGGACGGGTACCCTTTCCCTTCGCTTCGGCGTCCGATATGGCCTGTTCCGCCAATTCGTCCCAATGGTCGATTTTCCATGCAAGGGCCCGGGCGGCGGCGACCGTGGCTGCGTCCTTCGCGCGCAGATGCTTGGCGTTGCGCAGCGAACGCTCCAATGCGTCGGCCACCGTTTCCTGCGGAAACTGTTTCGGCATGGAACCTCCTTCGCGCGCGACCCCGGCCGAATATCGAATATTTTTCGGAGGGAGAGGAAGAGCGGCCATGCGGGTAGTGTCCCGGTGGCGGCCGGTTTTGGGATTTTACCGCCCCTCCCGGTGGTCAGGCTTTGATGGCGTTGGTGAATGCGTTGATTCCTGCGGTGAGGATTCGTGTGAAGCCCACGCTATCAACTTTCGGCATTATCGTGCCGTTGTTGTTGACGACTTCAACTGTGATTGGTAGGTCTGCGTCGACGCTGGCGAGGTCATAGCTTACGTTGTCCGCGCTGAGGCTGGCGCTGATGTGGAGTGTGATGGTGCCGGTTGCTTCGCGCAGTGTTTGCCCGCATGCGGTCTTGACCGGTTCGTCGATGTCCATGATTGTGTTGCTCCTATGCTGTTTTGATCCATTGTCTGCTGAGTGTGCCGATTGGTGTGGCTGGGTCTTTGTTGCCGCGCAGGTTGTTGCATTGTGTGTGTGATGGGCGGAAGCCTGCGGGGTCGTGTTGCAGGTCTGGTCGTTTGGTGACGGGATAGAAGTGGTCGAGGTTGAAGCTGTCGTCTGTGGTGTTCTGTGGTGCGTCGTAGTCGATGGGCATTCCGCAGAGCCAGCATGGACGGTGTTCGCTCTTGCATTCGAGGAAGAATTTCTTGCGGTCTTTTTCGAATTGGCGTCCGCCTTTGCGGACTTGGCGGCTGTAGCTGACCATGATGCCGTCACCCCGCAATCATTGGAGAATAGGTGTCCCTCGCCTCGGATTCGAACCGAGACTGTATCGGACTTGAATCGGATGCCTCTGCTGGTTGGGCTAGCGAGGGGTTGAAATATCAGGAGTTTTCGGCGTGTTTTGTTGTGCTCTCCTTGCATATCTATAGTAGTTGTGTTACTGTAGATATATCAGCAGAAAGGAGGTATCCGATGAGCCCAAAGGATTGGTTTGATGTCATCAACGGCATCATCGCCAACGTCATCGCCGCAGCCGCGCTAGCCATCGCAGTCAAGCGAAGACCGAAGCACAAGAAGTAAAAAAGGTTCCGGCTAGACCTATTAGCCGGAACCTCCCGCCAATCCTATCCCATCGGAGAACGCATCATGAGAACATCACTGATCTTCGGAATCGTCGCCGTGGTATTCGGTGCCGTGGCCTTGGTCGGCGCACTGTCCAGCAGCCCGATAGTATCGGGCGGCTTCGGTCTCGCGGCCGGAATCATGGGTCTCGCGGCCGGAATCATCAACGGCAAGGACGGCGACAATGGCGACTGAATATCTCGGCGTCAAACAGGTCGCAGAACGCCTTGGCATCACCAGTGGCGGCTTGCTCAACCTCAAGCTCCCTGAGCCCGACGCCACGATAGGGCGCACGCGCGGCTGGTTGCCTGAGACCATCGATGAATGGAACGCTCAACGTCCGGGACGTGGTGTCGGAGGGGGGAGACCACGCAAAAACAAAGCATAGATACGCGAAAACCCAGCCACATGAGCTGAGGTTTTCGACACTTCTGCCACTGCAATTGTGTGTGACAAACAATCATTTGTCAAGCTGGCCGGCGATGACCTGCCGATACACATCACTGTAGGGGATCCCCTGCGGGGTGCGTGAGACTTGGCCTCGCTCCACCCACTTGCGTACCCGCGACGCCTTGAGGGTTATTCCGGCGTCGGTGAATGCCTTGGCGATGTCCGCCGCAGACCCGCGCCTGGAATCATCCCAACACAATGTCTTGAGCCTGCGCAGTTTCACGGTCTGCGCTCGCTGTTCGCGCCCGCATACGGGGCATGTGACCCACTGGTCGTTGGCTCCTGCGGTGAGCATGGTCTCGCATAGTTCGCAGGTACCTATCTCGCGGCGTTGCTCCGGCGGGTCCAGCGCAGTATCGACTTTGCGGGCGATGCCGTCAACGACGTGCATGTAGAAGCCCGCGTCGGCGAACGTGGCGAGCCTGGGGTGTCCGGCGCATGCGATGAGCGTGGCCTTCAGATCCTCGTTGCGTTTGTCTTTGCGCCAGTCGAGTGCGTCGATGCCGTCGAGGCGGCGCCATAGTTCACGGGCCGTGGCGTCGAGCATGTCAATCAGGTCGAGCACGTCCAAGCGTATCGGTGTCGGGGGAGTGGCGGTCTGGATGCGCACGGGCGAATGCCCTCCCGGATGCAATGTCGCGTCGAGGCTGTCATGCAACGGCGTGACATCACGCGCCAAGCGCAATAATGTGCCTGCGAAGCGCATCTCGCACGTCTCGCACAGCGAACACCCCTCTTCGGTTATCGTTTTGCAGTTCTGGCAGTTCATGCTGAGCCCCTTCCGGCTGGTCGGCTAGAATAATGCTTGGATCTCATCGCCCTGGCCGACCTTGTTGGTTGGGGTTTTCTCATGCTTGAGCTGGCTGTATGGCATATCCCATATGCGTTTGAATTCGGCTATCTCCTGTTTCGACAGTCTCGGCCAGCCCCACGGCTTGACCGGAGGCCGCTCCCGTTTCGGCGGTTTGAACGGTTTGACGCTTATCCTCGCCAGATGACACATGTGCCTGGCGAGATACTGGCCGTCGGGCATGATGCCCTTGCTGCCGAAAGTGCTGCGCAAGAGCGGGTGACCGACGGAGGGCAGCCATGTGACGCGCGTCAACTGTCGGCCGAGGATTATCGCCACGGTCAGGTCATCACCCTCCACACACCCGTAATCCCACGACTCCCACACGCTCTCCCGATCCTCAATCACATACAGGCCGCACCCCTCGCAGACAGTGACCACGAGGGGACTGGACTTCGGGACGAACGTGCGCAGCCACGGGGGTTTGCGCTCGCTGGCACGTGGCCTGCTCATGATTGGTGTCCAAGCTGTCGAAGAATCGAATTCCAAGAAGCGCGAATCTCCGCATCACCCAGGCCGCTGATTCTGCCCCTTTCGAAGAAATCAGCCTCTATTTGACGCTTGTTGTCTGGATGGTTCGCCAAGCGGCCAAACCCCCAAGCATGAAGATCATTGTTGCGGCTGCCTTCCGGAATGGGAGACATATCCGGTCTGCCCAAACTTTGACGAAATCTCGAACCTGCATGGACGGCAGTGGAGTGGTCTACAGCCGGCTGAGGCTGGTCATTTTCGAATCCATTGACGTATCCATGGTTCTTCAACCAGAGAACCATCTTGGATGACAGGAACGGGACATCACCGTTTTCGGGCGTATCGCACAACAAGTACACGCCTTCCTGCACAGAGGATCCGGGCCCGACGACATATCCTTTCTGCTCCACCCTTGTATCGATGGGAACACCATGCGGATGTGCCGCGTTCTTCACCTTTCCCAGCAGGTCATCGGGAATCCGGTAGTAGGCGTGGAATCCACCGCTTGGGGTACGAACAAGATAAGTGCTGGGAAAATCATCCGACGAATAAGGACCTATCTGGGAGTTGACGATATCCCAGCCAGACTCTCCGCCGTCCTTGCTCCTATCCATGTCAACGACCATGAAGCCCGGCGCCGGAACCACTGCGAAGGCAGCACCGGACGGCCTGCTACTGGTATCTACCTGCTCGCTCTTGGTGAGCTTCTTCCAATTCAAGGCCTTCTTATCCGGATTGGCCGGCACGTAATCGCAGACGAAACCGAACTCGGAAGGCAATGGAACAGGAGCGCCGCTCAAATCGATGGGCTCCGGAGGTTCGGGAATCATGAACGTGTCGGCGGACCGGTAAGCAGACACGGCTTCAGACCGATATGGGGAGAATCGCTGCTCGTCTTCGACCGACAGGACACGAGTGGCAGTGCCGTCGATTTTCTTCAAGCCAGTCTTCAAACCGAGCTTATTAATGCTGTTCTTATGCTCCCAAGCGCTTTCCGAATACGGATTAGCACCGGATATCGCGTACCCATTGGACACGATCTGGTCGACCAACCACTGTTCCGCTTCGGACAGATCGGTGGGATCGCCGATGACGATATCACGGAAGGGTTCGTCGCCGCGCTTGAGCCACAAAGAGCAGGACGCCATGATAAACGGGGCCACTCCGAAACGGTCCCGAAATTCCAATAACGGAAGAAAATCCGACGCCTTGCGATTGTCCCTCATGCGCACGTAAACAAAACGTCTGACGCTGGCGGCGGTCATCGTCGTGATGACGGGATTGTTCGTCGCGATGACGAACGTGCACCGGGGCTTCACATCGACCGAATCCTGCTGAATCTTGCGACTGGAAATCGTATCCCCGGTGGATATCTTCTTCAACGCGGTCATTTGCTCCACGGTGACGGTGTCCGCATCCTCATCGAACACCCACAGTGTCCCGATAAGCTTGTTCGCCTCCTGATCGCTAGAGAAGCCGCCTTGCCCTCGTCTTCCCCCGAGAATCTTCTGAGCGTCGACCGGCTTCGCCAGATCGGGAAAGGAGCGCGACAGGGCTCCTAGCAGGATGCCTTTCCCGTTGCCTCCGTCACCGTACAGGACGTAACTCAGATGCTTGTACGGCTCCATGAGAGGCGTGGCGAACATACGGCAGAGATTCTGCGCGGAATGCTCGTTTTCGGTGACGTCGCGAAGGAAGGCGATGGCCTGGCCTACGAGCCTCGAATCATATGCCATGTCGAACGTCAACTCATACGGCTGGTCGAACAAAGGAGTGCCGGCATCGAATCTGCGGACGACTCCTTCCACGCGCAGGAACGAGCAGTTGGCGAACTTGATTCCGTGTTTGACGCGCTTATCGAGTTTCGAGCATTCCACACGCAGCTGGTCGTTCCAGGGGAAGTACTGTTTGGCCTTCGGCACGTGGTATTCCGTTTCGAGGCTACTGATCGCATGCCAAGTGTTGAGCAGGGCGTTATTCCCCGTGCGGTCGACGTCACGTACATACAGGGTTCGATTGTCGTCTCCGAGCAGCAGGGAGTCGTTGCGGAAGTCCCACAGGGCTTTCGCGTATCCGTCGTCGAACCACGGGTGCGGGTTCCTTCCCGTGTCGTTGCGCGGGATTTGCACGCTTTGGCCGATGCGGTCGTAGAAGGCGTGCCGTTCCGGCTTCAATGCCGGTCCCATTCCAAGCAGCACCTGTTGCACGTGGGATGGCCCGTCTGGGATTATCGAGCAGTGGTGAACGAACATGTTTACCTCCTTTTGGTAACTACGAGAACAGGGAAGTAACAGAGACCTGTTACCGTCAGACCGTTGAAATTCCAAGGAAGATACCCCTCTGTAACACCACTAACACTTATGTGTGTGTGAGAGAAGTTATATAGGAGTGTTTGAGAGGGATTTATATATAGGAGAGATGTGTTTCTGTTGTTTCTCCTGTTTTCGTTGGAATTTCAACGTTCTGAGGGTAACCGCCACTGTTTCCTCCTGTTACCGGCGTTGCCGTTCCTCCCTGATAAGTCCTTCGACCATGCTCGCGAAGTCCCTGAAGGCGTCCGCGACAGAGTCAGCGTCTTCGGCTGAGAACGAGATCAGGCCCCGGTATTCGATGTCCTTGCCTTCGTGGTTGTCCATCATGTACGTCTGCATGAGCTGGCGTTCCGGGGACAGTCCTTCGATCCTGCTTATCCTGCATCCGAGGAACACGTGCGGCGCGATTTCGACCAGTTGCGTCGGCCCATTGGTCGTGTAGGTCATTTCACGCCTCCTTGCGTGCGGGGTAGTGTCGGCGTGCCCAGGCGAGTGCGGTCTGGCAGTCGCTGAGCCATGAGAGGACTTGCGGGATATTGTGCTGAATCTCTTCCCATTCCCGCGGGTTGTCCGGTGTCCAGGTCTGTGCCCAGTATTCCCCGCCGTAGACCACGCCCTCGTCTGGGTAGTAGTCAATCGAGAAGTCGAGTCCCAGGTTCGGTTCGTTGGATTTGAAGATTCTCAGAGAGCCGGGGTCTCGTTTGTCGAGCTCCTCGAACTTGAAATCGGATGGCAGGCAGATGGACAAGGCGGGTAACGTTATCGGCTTTTTTGCGCTCATGCCCGCACCTCGCCTTCGGTGAAACGCGCTTTGAGGTCTGCGGCGTTGATGAGGGTTTTCTTGGCGGTGACGCGATAGGCGCGTAGTTTGCCGGCTTTCACGAGGCGGTCGATGGTCTGCGTCGAGCATTTGAGTGCCTGTTCCGCCTGTTTTTTGGTTACCGTTTCGGGGAGCCCGTCGAGTGCGGCTGTAGTATGTGGCATGAGTGTTCGATCCTTCCTGGCGGTTGGGTTTGATGCTTACCGGCTCGTCCTGTTGGCGCAGGGCGGGCCATTTTTGTTCTCTGGACAGAATCTAGGATATTTGTTCACCTGTTCTTCTGTCCAAGAGACAGAATACACCATTTCTGTCCAGTTCACACCAAATCACATGAAATAGCTGATAAAATTTGTAAGTATGACAGTGATTGACGACAGGGCAGGGCTTCAGACCGACACGTCGACGTTCGGCACACGCATGAAGCGATACCGCACCATGGCGAAACTCAGCATCGCCAAACTCGCGGACTATCTAAAACGGGAATACGGGGAACTCGCCCTTTCCGAAAACGTGCTGACCAATATCGAATTGGGCCGCAAAACCGACATCAGCGTGGACGCGACAATCCAGATAGCCCACGCATTGCATATCACCCCGCTCGCCCTCATCTGCGATTTGGAGGAGCCGTTCCTCCTAAGCGACAACCCGATATTCGGCACGAGAACAAAATACGGCATCTGCAATATCTTTCTGTCGGAGATGATTGTCTTCGACAGAGTTGAACTCAATACGGCCATGGCCCGAATCAAATCCATACTCGACGAATCAAAGAGGTATTGGGATGGCGTATCCAATTATCAAACGTATATGGATGTCCTTCGTCGTGCGTTGCTGGACGAGCTACCTGACGATTCGGATGATCCAATGTATTATGGCCCTGGTCCGAATATGGCGTTTTACTATCTCTCGCAGAGCATAGACGATATAGAGAAATCCGCGACGGTGATGGAAGCCGCGGGCGTGACAGTGCCTGATTCGGAAAAAAAGAAAATCGAGACCGCCAAAGATTCTTTTGATTCGATTCGTAAAATGTGTATCGCAAAGGGAATTCTCTCTTTGGACGAACAAGAAAGAATTAGTGACGTCTTCGAGGGCATCAGTCAGCTCCCCTCGAAACGGCCTTTAACATCGGATTAGTTTTTTGTGCCGTGCGCGTCGTCGCAACTGCGCTGGCCGCTTGGATACGGCTACGGCCGGATGGTTAGAATTCGGGCTCCTCGCCGTTGGCTGCGTACGGGTGGGCCGTGGGGTTGGCCGCGTCCGTGATCGCCGTCACCGCCTCGACCGGCACGCCCAACAGGGTGGCGATCTCCTGCGGGCTTTTGCCCATGGCCTTCAACTGGTTGACCTTCATCGGATCAGCCTGCGGCTGCTGGAGTTGGCCGAGCTGTACCGGCTGGACGGGCTGCTGCGCCAGTTGCGTCGGCGGGTTCCACGGGTCGACCGGAGCCGGCTGATACCCCTGATTCGGGGCCTGCTGGGGCTGCTGTGGCGCGTACTGCTGCTGCGGGGGCTGCTGGAAGCCCGGCTGGACGGGCTGCTGGGGTTGGCTGCCGTTCACGAGACTGTTGACGCTGGAAGCGGGTTCGATGTGGAATTCGAACACCTTCGGCGGCTGGGGCGCGTCGCCCCGCTGGCCGAGACCCACGAACCGTTCCGTGACGGTGTCGCCCGGCTTCGGGATCTTCACGCCCGCCTGACGGCAGGCCTCGCGAAACGCCTTGAGCTGGATCCCCCAGCCCTTGATCCAGAGAGAACGGCGGCCGTCGTCGTCATCCACGCTCGGGTCGCGCAACTGAGTCTGGATGATGACGTGGATCTGCTCCTTCGGGCGTCCGTCGTTCCAGAAGGCGGGCTGCTTGGTCTGGAAGTCGTTGACCTGAGTGGTCTCGATTTTTTCGATGACGCCGGTCACCGAGTCTCCGGGCTGGCTGTCCGCTCCGAAGTACGCTTTGGCGCTGTTGCCGGCGAGCAGGTCGTCGAGCGAGCTTAACTGGGCGGGCTGTCGTTGGGGGTGCTGGTCGGCGTACCCCCGCGTCCG